AAAGTAATGTCAGAGCTAAAAATTAAAAAATATATGAATGATTTACATACTTACATGTATAGACCATCATTAACTAATGAGGATAGATTGTTATTAGCCACTGCTATGCTATACACAACAAGAATTGTATATGAAGAGAATTACGGTCCAGATATGGCTGTAAATTTAATTGACACCATAGGTGGTAGCAAGGTAGACTACGAAAAACCTACGGTACATTAGGAGGTACAAAATGAAAAAAGAAAAAACAGTAGACAAAGGTCAGTTTCAAATGACAGATAAGTCTAAGGTGCCTTTTAAACTTGCACCCACTGATCCTCCAAAGTCTAAAACTCAAGGACAGTATGCCGTGCAGGTTAAAAAAGTTCCTTTCAAGGGGGTATTTTAATGCACTATATTTATTCACTCTTAGCTAAGTGGGACAAACTAAATAAAAAAGGAAAAATGTTTGTAGGTGGAGCAGCTATTATCGTTGTCTATCTCATAATAACTAATGTTTAATTTTTTAGTAGGGCCTATTTCAAATTTAGTCGGTAATGCGGTTAAAGGTTTTGTGGAAACTAAAAAAGCAAAAGCTGAATTAGCATTAACAGAAATCAAAGCACAGAAGTCTCTCAAAGAAGCTCAAATCGCAGGAAAAATTAGTTGGGAGGCTTCTGCTGTTGATCAAATGAAAGGCAGCTGGAAAGACGAACTAATTTTAATATGCCTGTTGGTACCTGCGGTGGCAGTCTTTATTCCAGGATGGACTCCTCATATCAAAGCAGGTTTTGAAGCCTTACACTCACTCCCTGATTACTACAAGCATCTCTTATACATCGCCTGTTCGGCAAGTTTTGGCATCAAGGGAGCAAAAGGTGCCATGGGACTTATTTCAAAAAAGAAATGAGCACTTGTGAAAAATGTGGCTGTCCCTGTCACTGTGCATCTTCAGACATCTTCGTAAAATCTTGTGAAAATTGTGGGTGTGTAGGATGTGAACATGAAAAAGCATAGAACAGGTAATGCTGTTGAACATGTTGTTAAAAAAACTACAATAGGTGACGGTAGGATAAGCACATCGACCATGAATAAAAACAAAAGAAGAAATTATAAAAGATATAGGGGGCAAGGGCGAAGAAGATGACAAAAAAGAAAAAAGCAAAAAGCAGAGTAAATGAGGCAGGTAATTATACTAAACCTGCTTTAAGAAAGAGAATATTTAATAGAATTAAAGCAGGATCAAAAGGTGGAAAACCGGGACAGTGGAGTGCGAGGAAGGCTCAGATGACCGCAGTTGCTTATAAAAAAGCAGGTGGGGGTTATAGAAACTAATGGCTATATCAAGATCCCAAATGCAACAACAAGTATCTAAACCAGGCATGAAAAAGAAAAAAGATAAAATAATCAAAAAAGTTATTTCAGGTTTAAAAAAAGGATCAAAGGTCCATGCAAAACAAGCTAAAGTATTAAAAGGAGCATTAAGTGGCAGATCCAAAAAAGGGAACAGGTAAAAAACCTAAAGGCACAGGTAGAAGGTTATACACAGATGAAAACCCTAAAGATACTGTTCGCATTAAGTTCGCTACTCCGACCGATGCCAGAAAAACGGTATCTAAAGTGCGAAAGGTTAAAAAACCATTTGCAAGAAAAATTCAAATCCTTACTGTCGGAGAACAAAGGGCAAAAGTTATGGGTAAAAACAAAGTTGCTAACATTTTTAAAAAAGGCAAAGAAAGTATAAGGAGGAGCCGTGGCGTTAAAAAAATCACAAAAAAGTCTTAAGGATTGGGGTAAACAAAAATGGCGTACTAAGTCTGGTAAGCCCTCAAGTAAGACAGGTGAAAGATATTTACCTACTGCTGCAATCAAAGCGTTGACACCTGCGGAGTATGCCGCTACAAGTAGAGCTAAGAGAAAAGGAACAAAGAAAGGAAAACAATTTGTTAAACAGCCTAAAAACATTGCTAAGAAAACTGCTAGGTTTAGATAAACCACAAAAAGACGAACATGAAGAGGAGAGGAATTGGGGAATATGATTGAAATCACACAAGACTTAAAAGACAGAATAAGATTACATGAAGGTTGCGTATTAGAGCCTTATGACGATAGTTTGGGAAAATTAACGGTAGGCATTGGTCACCTTGTAATGCCTCATGAAAGAAAAAGATTTCAGGTTGGTGTTAAAATTACACAAGAAGAGGCCGATGAATTATTTGACATTGATCTTAATAGAGCTGCCGCAGGTGCAGATGAATTAATAATGAAAAACATTGGTAACCATGATGATTTGCCAGAAATTATACAACATGTTTTAGTCGAAATGGTTTTTCAGCTTGGAAAAACAGGCGTAAAACAGTTTCGAAACATGTGGGCTAGTTTAAAAGAAAAAGATTTTGTGTCGGCTGCTGCACATATGAAAGATTCGCGTTGGAGAAAACAGACACCAAAAAGATGTGAGAGTTTAGCAGAGTTGGTAGCTAACGCTTAATGGATCTAATTAAATTTGTAGATCATTTTAGAAAGATCTTGAAAGTTAAGCAAAACGATATTAGTTTGTACTTAACCTCAGGGGTGAAAGATTGGGATGAATATAAACACATGGTCGGTAAGTACCATGCATACAATGAAATGAATACTGAAATCAATTCATTGCTAAAAGGAATGGAGCACGATGATGAAGGAGTCAGCACATGACAAACTTCCTAGGCCTACAGGGTGGAGAATATTAGTATTACCCTATAAAAGAAAAGAGAAAACAAAAGGCGGTATAATTCTTACCGATCAATCTTTAGAAGAATCACAGGTAGCAAGTAGTATTGGTTTGGTTTTAAAAGTAGGACCAGACGCTTACAATGATAAGGATAGATTTCCTAACGGTGCTTGGTGTAAAGAAAAAGATTGGATTATTTTTGGTAAGTACGCTGGATCAAGAATAAAAATAGAAGATGGAGAGGTACGATTAATGAATGACGATGAAGTCTTAGGGGTTATAGATGATCCTGAGGATTTCCTACACATGTAAGGAGTAAAACATGCAAGAAGAAAAAACAGTCCCAATTGATACTTCAGGTGAATCTTTAGACGTAACCTTGGAAGAAGAAAACACAAAAAAGGTAGAGCCAGAGAACACGGAAACACCTACAGTTGAAGTACAAGAACCTCAAGAAACAGTAGAAGAAACTAAAACTGTAGATGACGAAACGAAAGAATATTCTGCATCCGTAAAAAAACGTATAGATAAATTAACTAAAAGATTAAGAGAAGCTGAGCGTAGAGAAGAAGCAGCCATATCTTATGCACAAGGTGTTCAAAAAGAGTCGAAAGAAATAAAACAAAAATACGAAACACTAGATAAAAATTACATTGATGAATTTGGATCTAGAGTAGAAAATCAATTAGATTTAGCAAAGAACAAATTAAAAAATGCTATCGCTAATAGAGATGTAGAAGGTCAAATAGAAGCAAATCAAGAGATTGCAAAACTTACTATTGATGCTGAAAGAATTAAATATTCTAAACAAATTCAAGAAAATGATGCAAAATCTGAGGACAAAAAAACAGAAGAAAAACCTTATGAACCTAAACCAAAAGCTGATCCTAAAGCAGTAGAATGGGCAGAAAAGAATACATGGTTTGGTGAGGATGAGGTAATGACTGAAGCTGCAAGGGCTATACATAAAAATTTAGTTCTTACAGAAAGGGTTGATCCAAAATCAGATTTGTACTATGATCAGCTAGATAAAAGACTTCGTGAATACTTCCCTAACAAGTTCAGCCAAGGGGGAAGCACAGAAACTACAAAAGTCGCTCAACCTGTAGCTTCTGCAACACGCACACAAAAACAAGGGCGTAGAATAGTCAGACTGAGTCCCTCGCAAGTCGCAATGGCAAAAAAACTCGGGGTGACACCAGAACAATATGCTAAACACGTGAAGGAGGCATAAAATGACAGATATAAAAAAAACTAAATCCTCACGCTCTTCAGAGACCCGTGAAAATACAGTTCGTAAAAGAGGTTGGGTTCCTCCATCATCACTTCAGGCACCTGAGCCACCAGATGGTTTTCATCACAGGTGGGTAAGAGCCGAAATAAGAGGTGTTGCCGATGATAAAAATATTATGGGCAGACTTCGATCAGGATATGAGTTTGTTAGGGCAGATGAATATCCAGACAGAATGGATTTACCAAAGTATGAAGATGGTAAATACAAAGGTGTCATAGGGGTAGGTGGTTTACTACTGATGAGATGTCCTGTGGAAGTCAAAGAAGATAGAGATAAATACTTCGCAGATCAGACACTTGCACAACAAGACTCAGTAGAAAATGATTTGTTTAAAGACGAACACCCTAGTATGCCTATCTCGGCTGATAGGCAAAGTAAGGTGACTTTTGGAGGCGGTAAAAAATAGCCTTAAAAGTCGTTTATTAATAACTTAGACACAAGGAGTCGAACATGGCAAATATAAATAGTCACTTCGGTTTTAGACCTGTTAAGCAAGTAGGAGCTGGATATAATTCAGGTTCTTCTAACGAGTATGTAATTGCTAACAATGAAACCGCAGCTATATTTCAAGGTGATCCTGTTGTATTAAATGCAAACGGATCTATTTCAGTCGGTTCTACCAAAGGCGCTGAGTTGATAGGGATTTTCAACGGTTGTTTTTACGATGATCTGCGAAGT